CGGCTACCATGGGAACACTAATGCAGCATCATTCTAGCGGGTCATGGCTTCTACTATTGACATTTCAGGCAACTGGGAAGCAGGGGATGACCTTAGAATCATCGAAGCTTTGATGCTCCCGTTTGGCGATTACGTCCAAACCTGTGTTGGCAACTGTGCCAATCAGCTTGAGGACATGAGTCCTGAGGCAGTTTTGCGTGTAAGGGCCCTTTTGGACGAGTATGAAGCGGCTGATCAGGCCGAAACTGAGCAAAATCTGGGTGATACTGAAGGAAAAGTGTTGGTTAAGGCTGATGTCTTGGAGTGGGAAGTAGTAAATGGTGGTATTTCTGGCTCTAGCCAAGAAAAAGCCAGCGTGCGTGATGAAATTGCACGTTATTTTGCCTTCTGCTCTTGCCTGGGAAGCATTTTACCTGGTGGTCCTGGTAGCTATGGCTACGGAACCACTTCCCTGATTCGCTCCTGACGGCTCATTAGGTAGACTGTAGCCGTATTATACGGTTTACACCCATGACCCACCCCGAGAATTCACCCGAGGTGAACAAGATCATGGCCGAAATCGCCAAATCTGACGTTTGTGAGGTTTGGTGTAAGGGCTGTAAGGATTTTCGCAAGATGAATGCAGCCTATGCAGCCATCATTAAGACTGGCGAAATCGAGTCCTGCGGCAAGTGCAGAAAATGAACGAAGAAGAAATGGGTTTTATGGTAGAGCTTACGGACCAGGAGGTCTACACTCTGCTCTACGCGGTCCAGGAAGCCATTCGAGTGTGGCCTGGGTCCCCTAGGAGACCTGTAGAGGAACAAGAGCAGCTACAGGCGCTCAGGAACTCATTGTTTACAATGACGCTTGAGATGCAGTTCGACCCTAAAGCGTAGCGAGGCGAAGCCGAGGTAAGCTGTAAAAATTTTGCGCTTGCGCATGATGGAAGCCTAGTGGGATCGCGAGAATCCTATGGCTTCCAAATCTCCCTTAATGCCGTACCAGAACGGGAGACTGCTGGTGCCCTCTCAAGGCGCTGTAACGCTCGTAGACGGGCGCTGGGAGAGTTCTGCGGGGGATTCGTACCTCGTACGCCTGTTCATCAGCAGAAGCCAGTACAGCGGCGTCTCGTCAGGGTCAAAGCTTATCCCTATTCCGTCACAGCTTGATGGTGAGATGATGCCCGGAGCCAGTGGTGATCAGTTTTACTATCGCGGCTATGCTTTGGATTTTACCTCGGTTCCTGCTGACTATGACCTAGAGGCTGGCGACGAGACGGGCCTGGTGTTCACCCAGGTCACTACGCAGTATTCCTGGCTAGCCACCGGTACTGAATGCCAGTTTCGGTTCGGGCAAGACCCGATCATGCATGCAGCCAAGATCCAGCGCTCCAGCGGGCAGTATGGCGGGGAAGGCATTGATCAAATCATCTATAAAGAAATCGGCGGCGTCGAGATCCAAATTACCGGCGCGGAGCTGCAAAACTAATGAGCACCAGTAATCTGAGCGTCAAGCGGGACATCAAGACTCCTAAGCCGAATATTAAGACGGACTCAAAGAAAGCGCGGCAGGCTGCTTTGGCTGCGATAGTCAAGGGTGTTCAGGCCTCTGCTGGTCGGATCGAGAGCTATTTGCCTACACTGCTAAACAATGCACTGGAGTCCAAAACGTGGGACTGGCCGAGAGAGACCTACAGGAAGAACGGCTCGGTTGCTGGAAGAACTCGTGACATCGTGGATACAGGCAGGCTCAAGGACTCGCTTAAAGTTAGCACAAAGTTCCTGAAGACTAAAACAACCTTTACTATTGACTACTCAGCTCCTTATGCAACCTTTGTTCACGAAGGTGGGTACATAACGCCTTACGGCGACACTACTCGCGACAGCGTATATGCTCCTGGCCGTCCCTGGGTTACGGCCGTGCTGCAGGGAGGCTTTTCCGGAATTGAGTCTATTGACATGCAGACTGAATTCCTTATAGGAATCCCCAGCAAGTGGTAGGTATACTAGCTCAGCTTTTTTCACATCATGGCAAGCAAGAAGAAGGGTCTGCCGTTTGTTGTCCAGCCCAGACTGCAGCCTATTACGGAGCGCATCGGCACTGAAGAGTCAGGGGTTATTGAAATCGAGCGCAAGGGGTACTTGACCGTTGCTGAAAAAACTATCGTAGATCAAGCCTCTTCCGACATGAGCGAGGCCAATGAAATGCTAGAGGCAGTGAGAGTTATCGCTGTTGCCGAGAAACGCCCTGTTGCTGAGATTTTTGAAGAGTTGCAGGATACCGAGAAGAGTGGTGATCTTCTGCAAAAATATGCGGCCCAGATTGCAACAGCCTCTGCATCCGCCCAGAACCAGCAGCGCAAGATCGAGATTATCGCGACTACGGCTTTGATTATCTGCCGGATCGACCCTCGCTGGACTGTCGAACAGTCTATGGACCTGCATCCCGACCTGCTGGCCGGACTATATGCTCTTTACCAGGACGAGGACAAACGCTCCCTGGAGGCTTTCGAAGCGGCCGGCCCTGCAAATAACACAAAAAAGTAGCGGGCAACCGGGAGGTAATACCGTTCGATCAATACTACTGGCAACTAAAGAGGTATTTCCCAGGGGATCCTGACTTTAGCTTCGAACGGTACCCGTCACTGCCTTATCAGTACGTCATTCTGGCGATCACGGAAGGTACCAAGGGGTATCAAGAGGTGCTTCATGATTATGAGCGCCCTATTGCGCTTAACACTACAGTGATTGCCTCTCAAAACAGGGATCCCAAGAAGGGCAAAATGCCCACATACACGGACTTCAGCTTTTACAAGCCTGTCCATGACGGAGACCAGCCTGCCTACATGTACGGCTCTGCCTACATGGCTTTAATCAAGCGTGGCAAGCTCCCACCCTGGGCCCTGTTCTGCTTTAAGGACTTGTCCAAGGCTGCGAACCCCGAATACGTACCCGAAGAGCCCGCCCTGCTCGCTGAGGACGCGATTTTACTGCATCCGCAGCAAGTTGGCCCCACCTCTTACGAGGGCTTGCTTATTGCGCTTGAGTCGGCCTCTGAGCAGGCTCGCGTGTTTACCAACGAAAGAGGGCAGGAAATTATTTTAACCCTGCCCTACGTTAAAACTAAGATGATCGCTGAGGAGGACGTGGTACTTAGCCGATAGGCCAGGAACCCATGACCCGATCAGCGTACTCGTCAACAATACGGCTGTCCTCTTCGGAGTACGGCCCGAACCCTTGAATTCCACCCTTCAGCCATTGCTGAATGCGCCATTCCGCGGCAATACTGTAAAAGGGTTGCATTCGGTACCATGCAGCCCACTCCTGGCTGGACTTATCTTGATTGCAGCGCTGGCAAGCCGGGATGCAGTTACTGGTTTTATCTTCGCCTCCGGATGACTTGGGGCGAACATGATCAATCGTCAACTCAAGGCTTTCGTCGACAATAGGGGTAGAGCCGCAGTAGGCACAGCGGTTGTTCCAGGCGTCCTTGATTGACTGACGCCATTGGCGACGTGCTTCGCCGCGGGTTAATGCTGACATGTTATGGAGATAATCTGAAACCCTCTCGTAAACGGGGAGGTGATCCTGCGAGGAATGCATCTCAGATAAATACTAAGACGGCACCACTGGAGCGTTGGTCTTTCATCAGCATTGAAGCCTCCGGGTGGTTATGTCTTGCCCTCAGTCTACCGAGGAAGGTACACTAAAATAGCATTTTCAGGCCTGTGGCACAACAATTTCCGACAACTGCACAGGTCATTTATGACACTTTGGCAGCCGATACTACTTTTACTGACTTGCTGGGTACTTATCGCTTCAAAAACAGCGGCGAGGTTACGGCTTTGTCGGTCCTGACCCCAGGTTCCGACCTGCCCTCCCTTCGAAGAGTGAAGGGCCTCGAATGCATTATCCACGACGTCGGGGACACCCAGCAGTTCGAGTATCTTACAAACGACCCTGCTAGGGTCAGCGTGACCTGGAGTGTTTTCCTTGTCTGCTGGGAGCCCGCCACAGGAGCGGAGATGCAGCAGGCCACTCAGAGGATCATGTCGCGCTTTAAGGGGTCTTCTAGCATGCAGACAGTGGCTGTGGCTGACGGCCTGGGGGCGCAGGCCCAGACCAAGATAAGTATCCGCTCCGATATGCCGGTACTTGCGGCCTAAAAAACACCTCTTTGGCAATATAGAGTAACGGCCCCATGAGGGTCCGAGGTACCTTCGTGCGGGTTTCCCGCTTTAACTATGGCAAACTTCTCGGCCGCATTCGGCTACGACTTCTACATCGTTCCCGTGCAAAATGCACTGGTGACCGACTTTGAAACCGCTCCTAACATCGACACCTCCTCCCCTGTCGCTTCTGACGCTACTGTTAGCTACAGCGAGGGTGTCTTCACCATTGGTGGTGATGCTTACGCCATGGACGGTTCTGACGGCGGCATTCGTCTGGCCAGCCTGACCAACGCTGCTCTTGAGACCGACACCGGTTCCGAGGAAGTGTATACTTACGATGACGAGAGCAAGGGCTACTCTCAGGCTGTGGCTACCACCAAGAGCTTCAGCGTCTCCCTCTCCGGTATCGCTGACTTCAACGACGCTGCCTACAAGGTTCTGCGCCTCACCGAACAGAACACCGTGGCTGACGGCCTGCGCGTTGCTTTCAAGCGTGTCGGACCTACTGGCACCACTGAGACCATCGAGGGCTACGGCACCTTGACTGGCTACACTGAGTCTAACGAAGTTACGAGCATCGTGTCCTGGGAATGCACCCTTACCGGATACGGTCCTTACCACCTGACCCTGGCTGGTAGTTAGCTGACTGGAGGCATCGCCTCCCTTGACACGTTGGTGACAACAACCGCGTTTGATGCCACCGACGCCACCGCAGTTGCAGCTTCCGCCACTACCGGCGGGGCTGTTGTTGCTGTTAACACTGATGTTAGCGGCGACGTTACTGCAGTGGGCACCAACACTCCCGGTACCGGATATGCCGTTGGAGATACCGTCACCTTTACAGAAGATGGTGGCGCTGGTGTGTTTACCGCAAGGGTCGCATCCATTTCGTAACCGCGATGCTTACGAAAAAAACCCGAGGGCCCTTACAAGGCCCTTTTTTTATGGCAGCCTAATGGCAGCTTGATCGCGGCGATGTCTCAGCAGCTTACTTTTGATCTTAATGTAGACAACAAGGCAGCGATCGATTCGATCAATACTTTTTTTGATGCCTTTGACGCTGGGGTCAAGGACGTTGGTCAGAAGATGGACCAACAGTTCAAGGAAAAGAATGTCAAAATTGAAATGCGCCTTGAGGGCGGCAAGCTAGTTGCAAAAGAAATCAACAACGCTGCGTCCGCGGGCAATAAGCTAGAAAAGGCCATGAACGTGGTCAACGGAAAGTTTGGTGACACAGCTAAAGAAGTAAATAAAACTGTAAGCCTGCTTAAGAGTATTATTGCAGTAACTAAAAAGTACAAAGAAGGTACGAAAGAGCTAAGCGAAGACTGGAAAAGACTGGTTACGCTGTTAAGGGAGGCGAGAAAACAAGCAGCAGACTTCCAGGTCTCTGACCAGCCCCAGAAGTCGATCACCGGAGCAAATATTGCAGCAGGTTTGGCTCTTGACGCCATTAGAGCTCTTGCCCGAGGGTTTAGAAACCTGGTCCAGGAGGGCATCCAAATGGAAGTCCTGATGATCCAACTGGAAGGCTTCACGGGAAGCTCGGAAGCTGCGAGTGAGGCGTTCAACGACTTCCTGCAAATTGCAGCTGCTACCCCATTCAACGTGACCCAGGTCGCGGAGGGCGCTCGTACGATGATGGGCTTTGGCCTGAGCACTGAGGAAGCTACACATCGCGTCGAGCAGCTGGCCATCGTGGCCGCAGCAACCGGCGGAGAGTTAACTCATATGTCTAGAAACCTGGGCCAGATCCAGGCGAACCAGCGGGCATATACTCGCGATTTGATGCAGTTTGCAAACCAAGGTATCCCCATCTATCAGATGCTGGCTGAAGTCCTGGGCCTGACCACTCAGCAAGTCAGGGAGCTTGCGGAAGAAGGCTCTATCGGTTTCAGTGAGGTTGCCGCTGCTCTTGACCTGATGACACAAGAGGGTAGTGCGTTTAAAGAAATTGCAGACAAGATGGATAAGACCGTTGCTGCTCGCCTGGAGGCCCTGCAGGGCACTATTTCAGCCACTGCCGGCAAGTTTATTCAGATGTTCAATGAGATAGACCAGGCAATGGGCGGTCCTGTGAGTAATAGTTTCCTACTGGTAATTAAAGCAGTGGAGAAGCTTGGTGATCTTTTTGACTCCCTCAAGCAAAATGCATCCACCCTTGCTCCGTATTTTGCCGCCCTTGGTGCAGCTATTGCTACGACTATGGGAATCGCATTGATCCAGAACCTTGGAGCAATCAAGGCTGGCTTTATGGCCTGGGTCGCCCAGATCATGGCTACCAAGACGGCCATGGCTGCACTGGCTGCTACGAAAGCAATTCTTGTGGCGCTAAGTGGTAACCTCTTTGCGATTGCGGGTGTTGCAGCAATCGCCGCTGGCGCTGCAATGCAATTCGGTAATTCTACAAACGCAGCCGACGCTCAGGTTAGAAAGCTCAACGAGGACCTGGACAATGAAAAGTTTAGCGCTGCTGCAGATGCTAGCGAACTTTTGGCGTTCAATATCAAGGAGTTAGACAGCGCCACTAAAGATTATATTGAGACCAAGAAGGACGAGTACACCGACCTGAAGCGACAGTTCGACCTGGCGAACTCCGAGATGGACCGTGCTTTGACTTTCTTGAAACAGAAAGCCGATGAGGAGAAGGCATATCACCAAGACCGAATGGATGAGATTAAGCTAAGAATTGACGCGGAAAAAGATGGCCAAAAAGCCGCCCTCGATAAAGCCAAGGAGGTCTATGACGAGAAAATGAGGTTCCTCCAGGAGGAGCTGGCTGCCGTTCGTGAGCGTTACGACGCCGAACTCGCCGAACTCGACAAGCAGTCAGTTTTCGCCAAGGAGCTGGAGGATATTCGCAGGAAGGAGTTAATGGCTAAGCTTGAGTCGGGCAAGCTGAACAGAAAAGAAACCCTTCAGGTCAGAGAACAGCTGCACCAGATGGATACCAAGGTCAAAAGACGTGTTATCTTGCAGAAAAAAGCGGAAGCGGAAAGGACTGTTCTCGACAAAATCGGCAAGCTGGAAGAACAGCATGCCAAGAATATCCAGGATATCAAGGATGAATACGATAGGCGTATTACCAAGCTGGAGGAGATGTACGGCGCCGAAGAGGACGCCATTGATGACATTGACAAAAAGCTGGAAACACAAGAAAAGAAAATTCGAGACTTCAGGAAGACTGAATTAACACTGATTTACGAGAACCGCGACGCCGCCATCCAAGCTATTGACGATCAGATTCAGGCAGCCGGAAGGCTTCAGGTAGCAATGAAAGCAGCATACGACCAGGCTAGGCAGGCACAGAAAGAGGCCAATGTCGTCAAAGAAAAGAACGCCGGAGGTGGAGGAAGTAACAACCCTACAACCTCTAACTTTGCTGGTGGCGCTATCGCAGCTGGCACTACGTCTTGGGTTAACGAGCTTGGCAAGGAAGCCTTCCTTTCTGCCAGTGGCAAGCTTAGCATGATTAACGCGCAAAACGGTAAGTGGACTGCTCCCTCTGACGGTACCATTATCCCCGCTCACCTGACCAAGCAGTTGGATATTCCTTCAGGTGGAATCAACCTGAATCGTGGGGCAGCAGCTAACGCGGCCAAGGCTGGTGGCGGAGTGTCCGGCATGGTAAGAGCAATCCAGGGCGCTATGGGTGGAGACACCTTCAACCAGAGCGTGACTGTTCAGGCAGCAAACCCTGTCCAAGCTGCCAACAACATGATGGTTGAGATGACCCGACTCAAGCGCCGCCGCTTAGGTCGATAGGCATCCTTGTTCAGATGCTAGAGACCTTTGTTCGTATTTGGTAATCCGGTAGAGGCCGCAAAAATGCACCTGGATCTTTACCTGACGGCAGGAGGTCCAGTAGTGCCTGACATTCACATTGATGAAATGTCCGAGCAAGAGCTTCGAAACGTCATGGCCTACCTTTACGGGGCTTACGCAGGCGCCATTAGGCAGGGTTTAGACGACTCCATGGTTGAAGTACTCATGGAGTGGTACGACGAGGCCTTCACGGCCCTCCTAGGGGTCTCTGAGCGCTTCAGGGAGAATGTCTCCAACGGCTTTGTCATGTTTCCCGGCGGTCCCAAAGTTCGCCATAAGTATTTAGCTCTCGCCAAGGCTGCTTCGGAATCCTAGCCCAGCTAAACAATCCCAATGGCTGGTCCTATAATTGGTATCTCTTACACGGCCGACGGGGGGACCGCGTACAATTTCCAAATTGACAATTTTGGCGACAATGCGATGCCCCGCAGCTATACGGGGACTGTGTCTTTCGACACCTCCGCGAATGGCGCAAGCATCCTGGGTGGACCAGCCTTTAAGCAGAAATATCAGTGGGTTATTGCGACACTAATGCAGACCCCTGACGCCCAAGCTTTTGATGCCATGTTCCAGGCCTGGGACACCGACAGGGCCTCTGGATTGACCGCCGCCTGTGGCATTATCGACGAAACGTGGGGACCCAATGTAGATACAAGTGCGGTTTTTGTCACTTCACCATCTTACACCAGGATAAGCCCCACTCTCACCCTGGTTAGTTTTGGCTTACAGGAGGTCTGATCATGGGATACTTAGTACAAACAACTCGGGCCTCATTGCTGTCTGTGGGCGGCCAGGACTATACCGCCAGCCTGGTCTCATTCGAGGTTAGTGACTCGGGGGCCTATCAGAAGGGCTTGCTGACCACGACTGGCACCCTGACTCTCGGGCAAAGGCCCGGACAGGCAGACATTGAAGATTACGATAGAAACCTTTTCAAGAGAGGAACCGTCGTTACCCTGGACATCGCTGAGCCTGGAGGGGCTTCGTACAGACACCCTCGCGGCTATTTGTATGTAATCGGCACAAGCTATAGTGTTGAAGACGAACAGCTGACTGTAGATCTTGGCTGTCGCCTATCCTTGGCCTACCTGACAGACAAAGCAGACGCTATTATTGACCTAGTGCCAATCCCGCTAGACCCGGCACAGAGGACGATTGAGAACTGTTCGGCCTCCTTCGCCTCTGCGGGCATGGTCCTGTACCAGGACAACCAGGGCAATCTTGTCAGCCGTAAGTTTTTCGGAAACGATTCGTCGGCTGGTATCGAGTCAGGCGCCTGGGTTTCAGTCCTTGGCGAAACCGCTCTTGCCGTGTCGCCCCTAAGGTCCGATGGCGCCATTCCCGACGTGATTGAGCTTTCTTATCAAGTTCCCGAAGGCTCTATTGCTGACGACAACCTGGGGAAAGTGGAGGTGTCTACGGAGACTTCTACCTACTTCCTGAACTATCCCGCAACGGTCTGGAAGCGCAACCCCCAGCCGAAGCCAAGTGGAACAATTCGCTTTCCACCCACCAAGGTTACTACCCCTTCAACGCAGCCTGCCGCCGCCCCAGCCGCTTGCGGACAGACCACTCCCCCACCAACTCCCGGTACCAGCCAAGTGCGGCCCGGCGGAACAAAGAGCTTCTACCTTTGTAGTGACATCTGGACCACAGACCGCGCTGACGAGTATCTTCCCGCAACCCGGGTCTCTATCTCAGAGACCACTTACGGTGGGCCCGGAGGACAGGTCTCCTATTCGGAGCAGCGCGACTACGGCCCAGAGATCGAGGCAAATGCAGGTTATTTTGCTGACAAGTTTGCGTTCTGCGTGGCTACCTACGGTTATGCGTGCAACCCGCAAGGCAGTTGCCCTTACGTTGGGCTGGACACCAAGCTTTTGTCCAAAACCGTAACCTATAACGAATACGGAGAGGAAGCAAACGAGCTAGTAAGGACTATCCAGGACAGTTTCGAAACAATCCTTTCGGCTTACACTACAGATGAATATAGGTCTGGCAATAATAATGGCATCCCCCAGGGCTTCAACGATAACCTTTCGGCGGACATGGGGATGTATAGAACCACCCGCGTTATTACGGAGTATTATAAAGAGGATGGCCTCAACGTTCAACTGACTACCACTTTCACCAGTACCACCTCTCGTGGCGTGGGCCCGACTGCCGGAACTTCTATTGATGCTATTGACGGTATCAAGACGACCTCTAAAAGGGAGTCCTCTACCACGACAACTCTCGACGTTCGCCCTGACAGTGTCAACTCCGCTACGACTTCCACGTCGGAGCAAAAGACCAAGATTCTGCTGAACACGAACTCTTACGTGACTCCACCAGACGAGGCTGGCGACTATGTACTGGAGGAGTCCATCCCTCTGCCCCTGCTCTCCGAAGACACGGCTCAGATCGAAGGATGGGTCGCCGACTACGAGCGCTATTTGGTGGGCTTCACTAAGGGGAATCTTTACGGTCTGCAAATTGCAGAGGCAATGAGACCAGAGTTCGTGACCTCCTGGTACCCCGGCATGCCCTTCCGTTTTGCGGACACTGCAAATGATAAGATTTTCGCAATGCGCATGGACGCGTGTGCTTGGGGGGTTACCCAAGACGAGGCTATCGTGGTGACCAACGGGATCTGGCTTGGTTTCTCGTCAGGTAGTCTTGTTGCTGGAGACAACCTCGTCGGCAACTCGCGCCCTGACATGACTAGGCCCTCTCCTGGGAACCCGCCCGGGCCAGGTCCTACTCCACCTCCAGCTCCCGCTCCGCCGCCGGTTATCGAGGACGACGTCGTCGGTCAAAGCTTTAGGTTTGAGGTCAATGTCGACCTGTGGCTCAAGGCCTCCACCGTCACTTATTTCCCTGACGGCATCACCAAGCCTAATCCATCTGACATGGATGGCCAGGTCGAGATGGCCTTATATCCCTACGTCACCGGATTTATCGTCGAAACCGGGGGCTTACTGGAGACCGAGGGCAATGGAAACATTCCACTAGAGTACGGCGGATCTTTGGTTACCTCCGATGCAACCGTTGTAGACCCGGACCTCTTCGCCTGAGGTCCATAGGAACCCTAACGGCGATCAGTTCAAAGAAAAATGACAATCCCTGCTAAGGTCTCCGCAACGGAAGTTACCAGTATCTTGACTGATCGGTATGTTGATCAGTACTTCGAGGCGCGGCTAATCAACTTGCCCGCATACAACTACGACCCATCGGTGTCGGGTTCTGATGCCACTCTATTGGCCGGCGAAGTCCCTCTGGGTACGGGAGGCTACGCAAGGGCCTCTATTGGCTTTTCCAGCTCTGATGTAGGTGTTTACTCGGATGGCGGGGTTGGCCTCCAGCAAAAGGCGACGGTTTTCGCTCACGACGGCAGCGCTACACCTATTACTTTCAGTCACATTGCCTTGGTCTGGAGCGGGGGCAACGCTACAGCCCTTGGAGCTGTTACTGCGGCACCAGCGAGCGCGACAACCACGACTGCCGCCTATACAAACGTGCCCATCGACTCCACGTCTGGAGACGGTGTAGGCATGACGGTCGACATTGAAGTGACCAACTCAGGCGCTTCGGTGGGAGATTACGTGGTTACGATCAACAGTTCTGGAAGTGGCTACACCGCTGGAGATGGTTTGGTTATCTTGAACGGCACACTTGCTGGGCTGGATCCTGCTATCGGTGCGGGCAACCTTGAGTTTTCGGTGGACACTACTTATTCTCCTAGCGGCGCGAACGCGGGAGACCTGTTTACTGCCGTTAAAACTACCAGTGTTGTCAATTTGGTGGATGGCAACGAAGCGGCCTTCTATTGGAATATCAAGCAATTCGGATTTTACTCTGACTGATTCATGAATTTACTAGATTCGCTTATCCAAAGGAGCAACATCGACAGGACGCTTGAACTAGAGCGTATCGCGGAAGGGACTACTATTAAAGGGGATTTTGAAGGCAGCGTCACTGGCTATTGGGTCAGGCTGGATTTTACTGGCGCTGGCATTGTTTCTTATAACAAAAAACAGTACGTCACCAAGCCTATTGGATTCACTTCTTTGCCGGCAGGGTCGGAGGTCGAGTTGAGTCACGCAAACGGAATTTACTACAGCAAGTTTTAACCATGGCAATTAACAGAACCTCGCTGTCGGCGCAGTCTATCCGCGAAAACACCGATCTTACTATTGAGTTTTTGCTGACTCCTCCGGTAAGTGGCCAGTACCTAGAAGCTCCCGTGACTCCTAATGTCTTGTACGGCTTTTATAATGACGTTCTAGACGTCGTACAGCTTTATGTGAGCGACACAACCGGCTACAGACTTATCAGGGTTGGATGATGGGTTTTAACAAAGCGACTCTATCTGTTCAGCCGACAACCGAAAAGCGTAGGGTTCTCAATCAGCCCTTTTTTCCTCATGGCGCGATTCCCTCGGAGCCCTATCTGAGACGAGATGAAAACGGTGATCTCACCTACGTCTTTCCCAGAGAGCCCGAGTGGGAGGGACAGTTGTACGTGTATCCCTACAAGGACCCGGATGGCAATCGTACAGTGCAGATGTATGTTGCTGTGGAGATCGAAGGCACACTTGTCTGGAAGGAGGTCGCTATCGAGTTTACTCTTAACTCATACACTGGTAAGCCCATAGATCATCTATACGGTTGATAGGCACTCTATTCTAGTTCCGGGTTAGACATGGGCTTAAAAGATTTCTGGGACAAAAGCGATAGCGCTGATAATTTTCTGCGGACAGGAAAGATCAACGGTCTAGTCCGGAACCTAGACAGTCCTAACATCAGGGACCTTGGAGGAGGCTTTGCTCAGAACGGGTCTGCACCACTAAGCTCGAATGGCTGCACCTCCTCCTCTCAGTGCCCTTCCGGGTATGCCTGCGTAAACGGTGAATGCACGCTAATGGGCGGCGGCAGTGGTAGCGCCAATACCGGAGGGCAGCAAAGCACTCCAGGCTCCACGGCTGCCTGCGATCCTGATCAGCCAAACGCACCGTGCAACAAAGGTGGTCGAGACTCTTGCCAACAAACTCCGAACTGCGGAGATACGCCAGAGGCTCGCGAGTGCTGTGGTACTAGGTGCTGTAGTTTTGGCTCGGCTGCGTCTTCGCGCCCCGGCGTCCACTGCTTCTGTGGCCCGTGCCCACCATGGCCTACTTGTACCGACTTTTGCGAGTCTTACCTCAAGGCAAACGGAGAACCTGGTCCGAGTTGTACCGAAGGAAAAGATGGTAACAGTTGTGGCCCTTGCAGCTACTGTACTGGCAGCAGATGTGTCGATGAAGTTGGTGGCCTTGCTCCTTGCTGGTGTGAACAGAACGAAGGTTCATGTAACACGGGTGGTTGTGAATTCTGCAACAAAGAGACGGGTGACTGCGAATTCGAGGCGTCGAGGTGTAGAAGTTGCGCGGAAAGCGTCAACCATCTCTGCCCCTGCAGTAACGCTCAAGGCAAGCAGGTCATCTTGGGGCGTATCAGAGTCTGCACACCTTATGGCACAAACCCTACAGCGACGACGTTGAGAATGTCGGCAGAGGCGCAAGCATGCCAGGAAGCCTGCAGTAGTCCTGGAGCCGACAATGACCCCTGTACGCCTAAGACAGAAACCACCACTCGATGCGGCGGGGAAGGCGGCCCCTCCTGTCAGGATGGAGAGACTCAGGTCGGCGTTGTGGAAAATACCTTAACAGGGGAGGCTTGTATTATTTGCGAAACCAGTAAGGACTTACCGGAGGAGTGCGAAGAATGCGACTGCAACTGCAGCGACGACTGTCCTGATTGTTCGATTTGCAGTGAGAACGGAACCTGCGAGCCTGATCCTGCGTGCCAGGTGTCGGAAGGCTGTGGCACCGAACCGGGACAGCTTCTTCCTTGCCCAGACCTTCAGACGTGCTGCGAAGAACCGGGGTCCGAGTGTTACAAGAGATTCCTGATTAACGGCGAAGAAACCGACAGGTATGATTGCTGCCCACCAAGTTCTAAAATCTACGAAGTCTGGAGAAATGTTTACGAGGCGTTCCCTGGGGATTTTCGATCGTTCTTCAGTCGCGGCGGTCCCCTGGAGATTGTGGAGCAAAGTGAGATTTGTGCGGCCTACTGTTCGGGAGGAGGTATCGGTGCTGACAGCACGGGCCCTTGCAGGTCGGGCTACGGCCCCCTTACGACGCCCTTGGTCTGGTTAAAGAACGGCTTGCCGAGGACTTTCGTCGATCAAAATCTCGACATTTGTAATCCCGGATATCCGCAGCGTGTTGCGTCTGGCACCCTCCAGAGGTACCATGACGGCGATCCTAATCATTGTTACGACGCGCCGAAGTTTGTCCCAAGAGTGGTATCTTCGGAGTTCTTTGCCTATCGTTGCCGTTTCTGTGATGACTGATTGGTCCGAGCTAGGAACCCTAGCCTAGCTCTGATCTCGTTGTGGCTGTCTTTCCTGATCGTATTGTTTTAAAAAACTCAACCGATAGCCAGGCCGCCATTGAGGCGGCTATTGCGACGGGAGGAACTGATGCAATCACTCAAGGCGAGATCGTCCTAGGGATTGAGCCAAACAATGCAAGGTTTTACACGAAGGCTGGGGATGGAAGCATCGTATCGCTAGGCAGCGCCGCTGGAGCTATTAGCGAGTTGGGTGACCTGGTTGACGTCGATCTGGATCCCCCGGCAACCGATGGCCAGGTTATCGCTTACAACGCAACTACCGGGAACTGGGAACCTGTCGACCAGGCCCCAGGCGTCACTCTTTTCAGGGATCTTGACGACGTTGTAGCCATTGATAATGAAGAAGCTTCAATCTATCAATTTCTGCCTTTCCCTGACTTCAGTGGGTCGCGAGTTGTCCTTCAACCCAACGCTGACTCTGTCTACAGTTTTGCTGGTCTAAGCTCATTCAATAACGGCAAGGTTGCACTGGTTGGCGGAGCAAGCCCGACCGACAGGGCTACGTTTACGCTATCTGAAGGGAGTCTGGCGTATTTTCACCCCGACCCAGGATATGATGATTCAGTCCCCCCTCCTGACTACACGATAGTTATCGAGAGCAACGGGGATCCGGGTCAGCGAGCCCTTTACCGCACCGAGCCCGCGCTTGGTTACGGGGCTGAGGACTACGTCATTCCCACGATGGGGCAGTCCAGAGCTTATGTTAACAGCAGGCGCTTGGGTGACCTCGCTGATGTTGACACCGGCATTGGCAGCGCCGTGAATTACACCTCGTTCGACCCCGGTCAGCCGGCACTTACAGACCCCGCGGAACCACCTGTTACCGGCGAGGTCGATACCTCTTTAGGTACAAACGCATACAAGGTTGTTGGCACGCCCTACGGTGACGGGAGCTACATTGAGGACTTTCTGGGTACCGAGGGCCGTTACGATATTGTCAATTTAAAGATAAGAAGTGACCTTCCAATCGACGGTGACACGAGATTCTGCATAGGCGGTAACAAGAGGAGACTGGAGGAAGGGGCAGGCTTCACTCTTTACACAAGAGATACTGGATTTAGCTTCTATGGAAATGGCAACTTTACGGAGTTTGGGACCAGGCCCGAGATGGCTGCCAATCAATGGCATGAGATCACCTATGTCCTCGACTGGGGCTCGGCTCAGAGAGCTACGACTCCTACTATCTCTCTCTGGGTTAATGGCGAAATTGCAGCCGACCAAGCTGTGGTGACCGCTACCGACTACTTGGAGCTGACAGGCTCGGAGGCTACGAGGTACTCTCTAAGTAGAACCGGTAGTGAATTTGACGACACTGCTTCAAGGTGGTGGGACGAGATCCGTGTAGCTACAGGAAATACCGTCCCCTGGGGGCTTAGTGACGCCACTATTGCCAATGTCCAATACCTCATGGACATCACTTACACCGACCCGTCAAACGCTCCCAGTGATGGGCAGGTTCTGGCATGGAGCGAGTCGGAGGGCTTGTGGATGCCTGCCGATGGCGGAACTGGTGGTGGCGGTGGTGGCGGTAATGGCGGGTCCGGCGCTGGCATCTACTTGACAGAAACGCAGACCGCCTCCAATGGAACTGCTGATTTTGTCGGCCTTGGCTACAGCGGCATCCTTCAGAAGGTGACCTCAGACCTGGATGCATGGATCGTGCTCTACTCAAGTGCTGGCGAGCGAGCAGCCGACGCGGGTCGTGCCTTTAACACGGATTCAACCCCTGGATCTGGCGTCTTGTTTGAAGCCTATGTTACGGCAGGCGGCGTGGTGGTTGCAACTCCTGGCACTACATACATGAATAACGATGCAACGCTTACCGAGGCCGTCTACGCCGCGGTCAGGGATCAGGCCGGAGCTAATGTCGATGCTACCGTTACCTTCTCGGCTTACGGTTTAGCTGCGATTACCGCTGTTAATGGTGGAACTTTCGGATCTGGCTTGTAGGAATCCTAGCGGAGACCGCTCTCCGTTTAATGGCTGAACTTAACGCTCGTATTATTGCAAAAGCCTCTGGAACGGCTGGAGAGTCCCCTCAGGCGGCTGACCTTGAGGTTGCGGAAATTGCCGTAAACACGGCTGACGGAAAGTTCTTTACGAAGCACACTGACGGCACAATCAAGGAGATCTCCGGAGCCGGAGGCGGGGGTGGAGAAGGTGGCATAAACGAGATCCAGGAGGCCGATGACTTTGCCTTGACTCAGACCAGCGACAAGGTTGTCTGGACTCTTAGGTCGACCCTTAATGGCTCTTCGCCAAACAGGTGGCAATGGGTTGACGGCAATACTTTTCGTTTCTCCAAGACGGCTGACGATGAAGATGTCACGGCATACCTGAGGTCTTGGCAGGTTGGCGATATGATGGAGTTTTATAACTTCAACGACCTCAGACTTAGGTACGGCCGGAGAATCACTGCGATCACCGACCTGATCGACGACGTTAACGTAGGAGGGCTTGAGATTCAATTCACTGGAGCCGAGATTCCTGAAGGAGAATTTACATCTATTGGCGTTATCAACATAAACCGTCCGGTCAATCCAGTGGACGTCCCGCTGGCTTATGACGACCTGCTTAAATGGGATGGCAATGACTTTCGGAACTCCAAAATCTCTTTAAACGAGCTTAGTGACGTCACGGCTCCGTTTACTTACGCAGGCAATAACTCCAGCCAGCCCTATCGTGGTCTCAGTATTGATTACCTCGGAGCTGTTTTCTTTAACAGCTACCATAGGCCCGAGGGTCAGACCTGGGCGGCCTATGCGACCACTGATTACGGTCCCGCCTACGGTCGTTTTTATAACCTTCCTGCGTCTGGTGGGACGATTGAAGATGATCGCGAAAGAGACGATGCAGCTCGCCGGACGTATTACCCCGAAGAAGGTGTCCTGCTCAACCTGGGTGACAAGCCGCTCTGGCTCGTCGGGGCTCTTGGCACTTACGACGACAGCACTCCCGAGATTCGGTGGACAAATGGCGACCCTGTTAATAGCAGCAGTGATGGCAACTACATTGGACTGAAGCTCCCTACAGGTCTCACCAGTGACGTAACCTACACCTTCCCGAGCGAGGTCGAGAGTGGTAACTACCTGCAGGTTGACGCAACTGGCAACTTGAAGTGGAACAAGCCATCCAGCCTCACTCCTGGCCTCACTTATATGCCTGAATGGTTCTTTAATTACGAGAACGACGGAAACGACTATCAGGCCATTGACTCTGCGCTACTTTCAACGGCAGACCCGAAGATTGGCACCAGCAGCTTGAAAATCAACGCGGTCGCCACCGACGCCCAGACCGTGCAGGGAGTGTGGCCAACGAAGAACCCTTATGGGGACTTTGATTTCATCGGTACCCGACCCTTTACTTTTGAGACCTGGTTCCAGAATCTGAATCCCGACCGGCCTGGCGATCTTAGTCGCTACCATCGTATAATCTCGGCGGCCAGTGCTGACACCTCTGTCGCGAACCAGGCGAATGGATTCCAGGTCAGGACCTGGGGTGGTAGCACCACTTCCGATGGCCCCCAGGGCGCCATTGAACTTTCTGCAGACACTTTGATCATTCGCGGGAGCACGGTTGTTACCGACCAAGACTGGCACCATCTGGTGATTCAACACGACGGCAACGGCAACTACTGGATGTTCCTGGATGGCGTCCTGGATAAGTTCAATACACTAGAAACTCCCTATACCTTCTTGAACCTGGATGGCTGGATCTTGGGCGGTCGTAACGATAGCGCCGCAAACACCTACTGGATGGGCCAGTTGGATGCCACTCAAATGATCATTGGTACGGCCAAGTACCCTGCCGAGGGATTTACTCCTCCTACGGCTCCAGCAGGGTCCGAACCAGTCGTGATTGTCGAGCAGACCCAAGCCAGGCTCGCGGTGATCAGTGATCTTTCCGACGTAGACACTGTGACCACTCCACCCACAAATGGTCAGGCCTTGGTTTGGGACCAATCAGGAGGCGCCTGGGTGCCCGGATCTGTCGCCAGTGGTGGCTCGGGTGCCCTGGCTTCAGTCAGAGACTGGACTATCCAAGGCGCCTCTCCGTCGACCGCCTCCATGAGCCTAGATACTCCTAGCACTAGCGAAGGGGATTTGCTCGTTGCCTGTATTATGCATCGCAGCACAGGCGGTACGCTTACGCCGCCAAGCGGCTGGACCCTGCACGGAACGTATCTGAGCAATGTCGAGTTCGACGGCACAACGCAGACAATCAGCGTATTCACCAGGACCGCGACAAGCTCGGAGCCTGCAACCTACGCCTGGACGCAAGCAGTCTCTTCCAGAATGTGCGGATTCATCGTGTCCGCTGACGGAGCAAGCTCTATCGACTCAGTGGTGGAGGTCTACGGAAACGGCCCAACGGCCGAGGCAACGACTCCCGGCGGCGCACTGAGCATCACCGCCGCCACCTGGATCTATGCCTCCGATACCGAGGCTTACAGCCAGAGCGGTGACGGCTTATATGAAATCAGCGATTCCCCACAAGAGCAGGCACGGATTTCCGGCGGCTATACTATTCAGGGCACTGTTGTAACATCGGAGCACAGTGCCAGCGATACGGGGTTCAATCCCAATCATGGGATTATTGTTATTACACTACTGTCATCCGGAAGTGGTGGCTCCGGAGGAGGTTCCTATGTCTTGCCAGCCGCAACGGCCTCTACTCTCGGCGGCATCAAGGTTGGCTCCGGCTTAAATGTTACGGGTGATGGAACGCTCAGTGCTCCCGCGCCTCCTGCCGCTCCCGTTAGCAGTGTCGCAGGCAAGACTGGTGACGTTACGCTGGAAATGGATGACATTGATGGCTTTAGCCTCAACGCCGGAAATACTCACAATGGTAACGATACTCAGGAGATTCAGCTTGAAAGTTTTTCTGGCTTTAGATGGAATCCATCGTTCAATGAGAACTCAAGCCTTTCGTACCTTGTTTACAACTCGGATATTGAAGGCCTTATCATTGGCCAGTCGGGCGGAAACTCTAACAGGCTCTACATGGGAGAAGACCATATAAGCTTCCGCTCGAAGGACGGGGTTGGCATTGCTTCTGTCTCCATCCAGAACGGCTATAACTCTCAATCCATCTCGGGTCTTCAGACCGAACTCAGACTTTACTCCGGCGGGGACCCGTATAATGGAGGCAAGTATGTGGCGCTTAGGTCTCCCTTAAACCCAAGCAGCACCACGACCATGACCTTTCCGGGCAACTCCGGGTCTAATGGGCAGGTTTTATCCACCAACGGCTCTGGCACCTTGAGCTGGATTGACAATGAGACTATAACGCTTGCCAGTCTCAAGAGTGTAGTGGCGGCCTCTACCGACTTCGCTGACTTCCAGTCACGAATTGCGACCCTATAGGTATCCTAGCCCAGCTTTCGCTTAAGCATGGACCTCAGGGAAGAGTTGAGATCAGCAGGAACCTACCCCAGTGGCCCGGTTTCGGCCTGGCCGCATGAGAGGAATGCGGAGCTGTTCGCCAAGCAGGATGCACTAGCCGAAGCCCCCTCGAAGGCGAAAGTGAAGCGCAAGATGCCGTCAGCCGGCAAGATGGCTAAGGGGCTCCTCAGGACCGCTGGGCAGGCCGTGATGCATGGTAAAGTCTCTTCCGAGGTAAGAGAGGAGCGGTATGACACCTGCAAGGCTTGCCCATTTTTTGACCACGAAAGCAAGCGCTGTACTGACTGCGGGTGCTTCATGGAGGCCAAGACCTGGGTCGGAGGTGACCCTAACATTCTTTGCCCTCAGAGCAAGTGGAGTCGCTGATATGGCTTACCCCAACCCTCCGCAGGCCGGGTTCTTGGCTGCCAACATGAGTTCTTCTTGCAATAAAAAGAAGAGGGCGATACGAGGACCCAACCTGGGTTGGGCGTACAATATCGCTCAGCCATGTCGGGATGACTATTACTGGAACGAGGTTACGCAGACCTGCGACCCGCAAGAGACTTTTTGTACTGGCATTGGCGGCTGCAAGCGCGTTGAAAATGGCTCTGGCTTTCTTGAGGCGTTTGTTCCGCCAGGAACGGAAATTTGGTATCCGCAAGGGGTGACCGATTGTGTCGAAATTGTCTACGTCGGTCCTATTTATCAGAACGGAGCACTGTGGTCGAGAGACCTGACGATCAAGACGACTGTTCAACCAAATGGCTATGTTTTGCAGCGAAATTTCCAGACCCTGGAAGAAGCCCTGGGAACGGTTTGGCGAATTAATGTTCAGAGCGGTACTTGTGCGTTCGGCTGCCCGGGGCCCGAGTAGTCGAACGAGTCAAACACTACTTAGGCATACTACGGGCGTAACAATCGCCCAGGGGTGATCCCTGGCAGACAACATGGCTGACGAGAACATGACTCCCGAGAAGGAAGTCAATTCCGCACCCGCTCCAGCAGGC